CCAACGCCATCGCCACGACCGACCCGGCGGGCAACCGCAAGCTCGACAAGAGCAAGGCCACCGGCCGTATTGACGGCATGGTGGCGCTGGCAATGGCGCGGGGCGTTGCAGGAAAGCAGCTCGAGCAGGCGGCGCCTGCTTCCCCCTGGGAAGACCCGAATTACAGGATGGTGAACTAATGCGGTGGCCTTGGCAGAAAGAGCAGCGCGCCTCCATCGAAGACCCGCGCGTGCCAATCTCCTCGCCCAATATCATCAAGTTCCTTGGGCTTGATGATTTCGGCGTATCTGCGGCCGGGGTTCCGGTCACCATTGAGTCGGCGCTCGGTGTGCCGGCGGTATGGGCGGCGGTCAACTTTATTGCCGGCACACTCGCTGGCCTGCCGCTGCACGTCTACCGCAAAACAGCATACGGGCGTGAGAAGGTGTCCGGCGGCGTGGCTGCCGTGCTGCACGATGCCGTTAACGACGAGATGTCGTCGTTTGAGTGGCGCAAGTACACCTTCGAGCAGATGCTGACCGGCGGCCGTGGGCTGACGTTCATCGAGCGTAGCGCGGCCAACAAGGTCATTAACCTGTGGCCACTGGAGCCGGACAAGACGACGATCAAGCGCGAAGGCGGGCGCAAGGTCTACTACTACAAGGACGGTGGGCGGACGGTGCGCTACGAGGCGCGCGACATCATCGATCTGCCGTTCATGCTCTGCAGCGACCAGCTCAGCCACCGCTCGCCGCTGATGGCAAACAGGGACGTGATCGGCCTTGCCATCGCTGCCACCAACTACGGCTCCAAGTTCTTCAACAACGGCGGCGTTCCCCCGTTCGCCATCGAGGGCCCGTTCCAGTCACCGGGCGCCCTGCAGCGGGCGGCGAATGACCTGAGCGAAGCGGTGCGGATGGCAGCAAAGGAAAAGCGCCTGGCGCTGTCGCTCCCGGCTGGCCACTCGATCAAGCAGCTTGGCGTGGACCCCGAGAAGGCGCAGCTGACCGAATTGAAGCGATTTTGCATCGAAGAGATCGCGCGTATCTACTCGTTGCCGCCGACCTTCCTGCAAGACCTGACGCACGGCACGTTCTCCAACACCGAGCAGCAGGATCTGCACTTCGTCAAGCACACCATCCGGCGGTTCGTGGAACAGTTTGAGCAGGAAGTCAACCTCAAGCTATTCGGCCGCAGCAGCAAGCAGTACGTGGAGATGAATCTGGACGGCCTGCTGCGCGGTGACTTCAAGACCCGCATGGACGGCTACGCGCAGGCGATTCAGCACGCCATCCTGTCGCCCGACGAGGTGAGGGAGATGGAGAACCGCAGCGCCAAGGGTGGCGCCGCCGACCAGCTCCACATTCAGGGCGCGACCGTGCCGCTTGGCAGCCAACCCGCACAGCAAGTTTCTCCCGCAGGAGGGGACAAGAATGCAGCGTGAAGTTCGCGGCGGTATCCCCGCCGAAATCCGCGCCGACGACGACGGTATCCGGGTAAGCGGCTATGCCGCTGTCTTCAACCAGGAGACGGACATCGGCGGGGCGTTCCGCGAGGTGATCGCGCCCGGCGCCTTCAAAGACGCCATCGGCCGCGACGACGTGGTGTTCCTCATCAACCACGAAGGGCTGCCGCTGGCCCGCACCCGCTCCGGCACGCTGAGGCTCGAGGAAGACGAGCACGGCCTGCGGATGGAGACGGTGCTGGACCCCGATGACCCCGACGTCAAGAGCGTCGTGAGCAAGATGAAGCGCGGCGACCTCGACAAGATGTCGTTCGCCTTCTGGCCAACCGTGCAGGAGTGGGACGACAGCGGCGATATTCCGCTGCGCACCATTCGAGAGGTGGTGCTCTACGACGTGTCCATCGTCACCACGCCCGCCTATGACGGCACCGAAATCGCCCTGCGCAGCCTTGAGCAAGCCCGCAAGGAGCGCCGGCGAAAGAACTTCGCGGCGGCGGCCCTGCGCATCCGCCTGCGGAAGCACCTGGACCTGAAGGTTCGGAGAACGGCCAGCTAAGCACGCTCGCTTACGGCCCATGAACTGCCGCCCTTGGGCGGCTTTTTTGTGGACGGCAGACAAGGAGACACCTCATGCCCATCGACATCATCGAACTGCGCGAGCGGCAGGCCCGACTGGTCGCCAACGCCCGCGCCAAGCTGGACGAGATCACCGACGACACGTCGGAGGCTCGCGCCAAAGAGATCGAAACCGAGTACGACCGCATGATGGCGGAGTACGACCAGCTCGAAGCTCGCATCAAGCGTGAGGAAAAGCTGATCGAGGCGCAGGAGCGCATGAACGCTGGCGACCCGCGCCGGCCGCGCGGCGAGGACCGGGAGGCCCGGCAGGAGCAGGCGCCCGAGTACAAGGATGTGTTCAACAAGGCGATCCGCTTTGGCGCTGCCGCGCTGACCGCCGAGGAGCGCAACGTCCTGCTGGCACACCGCCAGGAGCTGCCGCAGGAGATGCGCGCCCAGTCCACCGGCACCGACTCGGCCGGCGGCTACACCGTGCCGGAAGGCTTCTCGGGCGAACTGGACCGCGCCATCGCGGCTTGGGGCCCGATGTGGGATGCCAACATCGTGCGCGAGCTGGTCACCTCCAGCGGCAACCCGCTGCCGTGGCCGACCGTGGACGACACCACCAAGACCGGCCGCATCAAGGCCGAGAACGCGGCGGTGACCGATGACGGCTCGGATGACGTGGTGTTCGGCCAGAAGCAGCTCGACGCCTACGTGTACGACACCGGCATGGTGCGCATCCCCATCGAGCTGCTGCAGGACTCGGCGTTCGACATGGAGGCACTGCTGAACGACCTGTTCGGCGAGCGCCTCGGCCGCATCGCCAACCAGGTGCTGACGGTCGGCACCGGCACCAACCAGCCGAACGGCATCGTCACCGCCTCTGGCGTTGGCAAGACGGCCGCCAGCGCGACCGCCATCGACCCGGACGAACTGATCGACCTGGTGCACTCGGTCGATCCGGCCTACCGGGCGTCGCCGAAGTGCCGCTGGCAGTTCAACGACAACACGCTGGCCGCGATCCGCAAGCTCAAGGACGGCAACGGCAACTACCTGTGGCAGATGGGCGATGTTCGCACCGGCGAGCCGTCCACCATCCTCGGCTTTGCCTACAGCGTCAACCAGGCGATGGCCGACATCGCTGCTGGTGCCAAGCCGATCATCTTCGGCGATCACAGCCGCTACGTGGTCCGCAAGGTTCGGGGCTTCTCTGTCCTGACCCTGCGTGAGCGGTATGCCGAGAACTTCCAGATCGGCATGGTCGGCTTCAAGCGGTTCGATGGCGAACTGCTGAACAACAATGCCGTCAAGCACTTGGCGATGGCCGCGGGTGGCTAAGGATGACGGGCGCCCTTCGGGGCGCCCTCTCCATTGGAGGAAGCGATGAAGGTCAAGCTCCTGATCTCCCGCGCCGGCCGTGATTTCGTGCAGAAGGCGGGCGACGAGATCGACGTAAGCGACGCCGAGGGCGCGCGACTGATCGAGGCGGGCAAGGCTGTGCCGGTGCGCGAGGCGCGCAAGGAGACGGCTGCCAAGAAGATCACCGCCGAGAAGGCGAGGAAGTAACCCATGTGGGATCGCGTCAAGGTCATCGCCAAGCCGACCGGCGACATCATCAGCCTCGCGGCGCTCAAGCTGCGGCTGCGCATCGACGGCGACGACGAGGACGATCTACTGATGTCCTACCTGCGCGGCGCCGTGGCGCGCATCGACGGCCCGGACGGCATCGGCTACGCCATGCTTGAGCAGACTTGGCGGCTGACGCTCGACGCCTTCCCGCACACGATCACGCTGCCCGGCGCGCCCATCAAGCGTGTGGCGAAGATCAGCTATCTCGACGCGTCCGGCGTGGAACAGGTGTTGGATGCCGCCGACTATCGCGTAGAGGTCGATATGGAGCCTGCACGCGTCATGCCGGCCACTGGCAAATCCTGGCCCGCGACGCTTCACGCCGTGGGCGCGGTCAAGATCGACTACGTGCTCGGGGAAGCGGAGGCCGCCAATGTCCCGGCGGATCTGGTCGATGCGGCCTGCCTGCTGGTCGGGCACCGTTACCAGAACCGCGAGGCTGTTGGCGAGAACATGAGCGAGCTGCCGCTTAGCGTTGAATGGTTGCTCAAAGAATACCGGCGCGGAGCGGTCGCCTGATGCCGGCCGGCCAGCTCGACCAGAAAATCGAACTCCAACGCCTCACCCGCACCCCGGACGGCTGCGGCGGCTATGCCGAGGACTGGGCGCTTAGAGTCCAAATTGCTCCACAAACGCTTTCAGGTTCGCCCGGAACGTCGGGTCGATGTCCGCATCCTCATAGGTATGCGTCCGGCGCGAGCCTTCAACCCTGACCGCCAGCGTCTTGGCGTTGGCGATGCGGGCCAGATCAGCCGCCGAGATAGGGCCGACACCAGTTTCCTGTAGGCCGATGGAGGCGCCGCGAGTTTGCGCGTTGCTGTGTATCACATCGGCATAGCGCATTTCGCCGCGCAGGTTGATGGCGAGCAGGTCGCCGTCGATCAAGAAGAGGATGCGCTGAGGGGCGCCGATGCTGTTCGGGGCGCCCATGTGGGTGTCGCGGCTGGTGATATTGACCAGCGCCAAGTACAGGCTCGCCACCCTTCCATCGGGGCCGACCTCGGCCACCGGGTTGATCTGTAGCCCGGTGCTGTCGATGTGGGTGCCGCCAGCCATCGACTTGCTGGAGATCCGGTTCCCCTCGGCCACATGGACAGCGTTACCGGACTCCGAGAAGCGGGCGTCCAGCTGCTTGACGGTGTAGGCAGGGCCGCAGCCGGCGAGAGCGAGCAGGGACAGCAGCAGGATAAAGCGTTTCATTGTTGTTTCTCCTTATAAATTTTCCCTGAGTGTAGCAGAGGGCGGGCATGGCCTACCAGACCGGCGAGCTAACCGAGCGCGTGACATTCAAGCGCGAAGTGCGCGTTGATGACGGCATGGGCGGGTCACGGTCGGAGTGGCAGGACATCGCTACCCGCTGGGCGCTGGTGCGGCCTATGTCTGGCCGGGAGAGGCTGGCCGCCGACAAGGTGGAAGCCAGCGCGAACTATTTGATCGTCGTCCGTGCACCCTGCGACGTGCGGGAGAAGGACATCGTTGTGTGGGGCGAGCACGCCCTGAACGTCCGCTTCGTCAAACGCCGCGGGCCGCGAGCCCTGTTCCTGGAGATCGAAGCTGAGATGGGGGTAGCGGTCTGATGGCGCGCGTATCCATGTCTATCGAAGGCCTTGATGCCGTCTCCGACGTGCTCGCGAAAGTCGCCCCGCGTGAGGCCCGCAACCTGCTGCGCAACACCGTGCATGCGGTGGCCAGCCAGCTGCGCGATGAGATGCGCCAGCGAGCACCGAAGGATGAGGGCACGCTGCGTAAGGCGATCACCGCCAAGCGCGAGAAGATGCGCGGCAATCAGGTCGCGAGCAACATCACTATCACCCATGGCAAGGCCGTTCGGCACAACGCTTTCTACTGGCACATGGTCGAGTACGGCACCGTCAAGGATCGGGCGCAGCCGTTCATCACGCCGAGCGTGGAGGCCATGCGGCCACAAATCCCCGGCATCTTCACCCGCGAGTTCGGGGTGAAGTACCAAGAGCTGATGCAGCGCAAACTCAAAGCGGCAAGGAAGAGGAAGTGAGTTTCTCCACCGCAATCCAGCAAGCCGTCTATGACCGGCTCCGCAACTACGCGCCGCTGACTGCTGTGTTGGCTCCGCACGCCGAGATCGGTGGTTCTGCCGTCTATGACGATGTACCGCAGGGCGCGCTGTTCCCCTACGTGACGATCGGCGATGACACGCTGATCGAGTGGGACACCGATACCGAGCTCGGCGCCGAGGCGACGATCACGCTGCATGTGTGGAGCCGCGAGCGCGGACGCCGGGAGACGAAGCTGATTCAGGGGCTGCTCTATGACGCGCTGCATCGCTATGAGCTGCCGGTGGATGGCTCGCATACCGTCGATTGCCTGTGGGAGATGAGCGAGTCGTTCCTTGACCCGGACGGCCACACCCGGCACGGCGTGAGCCGGTTTCGGATTGTCTTGCAGAAGTTGTAACCCCTTTTCCCA